TGTCAACCCCAAATGGGGTAGGAAATTGGTTCCACAAGACTTACGTTGATGCAGAGGCAGAAGATAATGATTTTCACCCAATAAATTTACCGTGGGATGTGCATCCCGATAGGAACCAAGAATGGTTTGAGAAAGAGACAAAGAATATGTCTCGAAGACAAATCGCACAGGAACTAGAGTGCAACTTCAATACATCTGGTGATACTGTAATTCATCCTGATGACATGCAGTGGTTGTTTGAATGTCAACAAGATCCGATCTACAGAACAGGGCACGATAGAAACTTTTGGATTTGGGAGAAGTACATTGAGGAAGCATCTTATCTCTTGGTAGCAGATGTCGCTCGAGGCGATGGACAGGACTCATCTGTTTTTCATGTGATACGTGTTGATAACATGTCTATTGTTGCTGAGTATCAGGGTAAACCATCGCTAGACCTCTACTCACAGATCCTGTTTGATGCAGGTAAAGAGTATGGAGATTGCCTGCTTGTTGTTGAGAACAACGGTATTGGTATCTCTGTTTTGGAGAAACTAAAAGACCTTGCTTATCCAAATTTGTACTACTCAATCAAGGGGACTCATGAGTTTGTTGAGTCATACAAGGGCGCATACGATGATAGAGCAGTGCCTGGGTTTACTACTTCAACAAAAACAAGGCCCCTTATTGTAGCAAAATTGGAAGAGTTCATCAGAAACAAACTAATTAGTATACACTCTACGAGGTTATTTCACGAATTAAAGACTTTTATTTGGCATAACGGCAAACCCCAAGCCATGCGTTCTTATCATGACGATCTAGTTATGGCATTAGCAATTGGATGCTGGGTTCGAGATACAGCCTTACAGGCCAATCAAGTGGAAGTCGAATACAAAAAAGCGATGCTTGGTGGAATAATGAAGTCAGAGACAAGAATGAACACACAGATCAAAGGACAACATGGATACTCTCAATCATTTCAGCAGAGATATGAAGAAGAGATAAAACAAGCAAAAGAATTTTTCTGGATTTATAAAGGATAAAAAATGGCAAAGAATGATAGAAACCCAAACAATAACCAAAATGATTTGTTTAAATCCTTAACCAAGTTGTTTTCTGGACCTCTTGTTAGAAGAAGGACACAATCAGGAAGACAATTAAGAAGAAGACATTTAGATATGTACGCTTCAAGATTTAGATCGGCCTCTGGTCAGCAATTCAAAAAGTCAGAATACAATCCGATGAACGTCACCACGGTTAACATGATATCTAACCGTAATCGTTCTGAGCGTTATGTCGATTTCGATCAGATGGAATATACACCAGAGATTGCCTCTTCGCTTGACATCTACGCAGATGAAATGACAACTCACTCAACTCTTACTCCAATGATGCATATCAAGTGCGCTAATGAGGAAATAAAGTTTGTCTTAGACTCTCTTTACAAGGATTCTCTTAATATTGAGCATAACCTGTTTGGGTGGGCAAGAACCATGTGTAAGTATGGAGACTTATTTCTTTATCTTGACATTGATGACATGCGTGGTATTACAAATTGCATTGGCCTCCCGTCTCAAGAAATTGAGAGATTAGAGGGTGAAGACAAGACAAACCCAAATTACATTCAGTTTCAATGGAACACTGCCGGTTTAACCCTAGAGAACTGGCAGGTTGCTCACTTTAGAGTTCTTGGTCATGACAAGCATGCTCCTTATGGAACATCAGTTCTTGAACCAGCCCGTCGCATCTGGAGACAATTAACGCTTCTTGAAGATGCAATGATGGCATACCGAATTGTTCGTGCCACTGATCGTCGTGTATTTAAGATTGACGTTGGCGGAATCGCACCACAAGATGTGGAGCAGTACATGCAAAAGGTTATGACTCAAATGAAAAGACATCAGGTTGTAGACCCCACTACAGGTCGCGTAGATTTGCGTTACAACCCTCTTTCAATTGAAGAAGATTACTTTGTACCAATTAGGGGTGGACAGTCTTCTACAGACATTACCAACCTCCCTGGTGGCACTTTTACCTCACAGATTGAGGATGTCAAGTATCTTCGTGATAAGTTATTTTCTGCCCTTAAGGTCCCTCAATCATACTTGTCTATGGGCGAAGGCGCAACTGAGGACAAGACCACCTTGGCGCAGAAAGACATTAGATTTGCGAGAACCATCCAAAGACTCCAGCGAGTTGTAATTGCAGAACTTGAAAAAATTGGAATTATTCACCTTTACACTCTGGGGTATCGTGGAGATGATCTTCTTAGTTTTAATCTATCTCTTAACAACCCATCAAAGATTGCCGAGATGCAAGAACTTGAAAATTGGAAAACAAAATTTGATGTTGCTAAAGGCGCTAACGAAGGATACTTTTCTAAGCGTTGGGTCGCTGAGAACCTTCTTGGTTTGTCAGAGGATGAGTTTATCCGGATGCAAAGAGAGATGTTCCATGACCGCAAGTTCTTGGCTAGTCTTGAAGCAGCAGGTGCTGGTGATGCGGCAGCAGATGCAGGTGGTGGCTTGGGTGATCTTGGCGGCGGTGGAGACACCGGTGGTGATCTTGATTTAGGTGATCTTGGCGGCGGTGGAGATACCGCTGATACACCAGCAGGAGATGCAGGTGGAGATACCGGAGGTGATACTGGGGGAGATACTGGGGGAGATGACGATACTCTTCTTGCAGCACCCCCAGCCAAAAGAGATGATCGCCCTAAGAAAAGAGGTCCATACAAGAGACACCAGACAACCTACAGAAAGGGTGGCTTGTCTAAGCAAATGAGAAACCAGGCCAGTGGTGAAGTTGGAACTTCTCGCAAAACATTTCCTGGGAAGGTTGGCTTCGGCGGATTAGATTCTCTCGCTCGAGGCGTAGTTCAAGAATCAGTGGATGTTTTGGAAGAGACAAAACTATTTAATACCAGTGCAGAACTTCAAAATTTAATTGAATCTTTAACAAAGGGAAATCAAGATGAAACACAATAAGAAAAGAAATACCGCTTTTCTTTACGAATGCTTGATCAAAGAATTGACCAGATCAGTAGTCAGAGAAGACACTGGTAGACAGTCAACAATCAAGTCTATTCTTAAAGAGTATTTTTCAAGAGGCACAATTCTATCAAATGAATTAGGCATCTACAGGGAATTACTAGAAGCAAAAGACTTAGAAGACAAGTACCACACAAGACTCTTGACAGAATCTAGAGTTGACTTTGAATCACTTGATAGGACTCAAGTTTTCAATTCTCAAACAAGTTTGATCAACAAGATTAATAAGCAACTTGGGACGAGTGTTTATTCTAATTTTATGCCAAACTACAAAGACATTGCAACTGTTGGTTTGTTCTTTCAGAACAAATCCCTAAATGCTAAAAAGAGAATTATGTTAGAAGAGAGAATGGTAGAATTGCTATCTCGTGAAGATGTAGAAGAAAAAGAGATGGCTCATGTTGATAATTTAACTTACAAAACATTTGTTAACAAGTTTAACGAAACATACGATAGAACTTTGAGAGAAGAACAAAAAGAATTATTGACCAACTACATTACATCATTTTCTGATAATGGACTTGGACTGAAGTCTTATCTAAATGAAGAGATTGGGCGCCTCAAAGAGTCCGTAGATGCCGAGATTGTAGCAAACGCTAATAATGCCTTTTCCGAAAATTTTCAAAAAGTTAGAGCAAAGTTGGATGACTATGCACAAAGGCCTCTAAATCAGCAAATTATTGAAGAGATTTTTTACATTCAAGACCTCATTGCGGAGGTAAAAAGAAATGGCCATTAAAATTAACATTGAAGAGTTGGAAAAAGAGTTTAACATAACATTTGAGATGAACATTAGGTCTGCTCTTAACGGCGACTTGATGATCATGGAACACAAAGACATTGACATCATTATTAAACAAAAAGACAACAAGGTAATCGCTTTCCCAAAAGACATCATGTCGGATCTTGTTTACGGTGCGGAATCTAGAATGCTAGAGTTCCTTAGAAAGCAAGGCATCATTGAATACGATTCAATCCAAGGCGGTAATGTTTATGGATCAATGGAAGGTACAATAATGGAGTCAGAGAAACTTGACTCAATAAAGGCCACCCTCTTATCATTATCTGAGTGGTTTAAGACAGAACAGTCTTACATTGCCGGCACAACTGCTTACGATGCTATGCAAGACGATGCATTACTTGAACCTGATAAAGAAGAGTCAACAGAACTTGGTGAAGTTCCTGCCGAGGCTGAGAAGGGGTCAATCACGCAAAACAACTTGTTTGCGCCTTACTTGTACGGAAGATACAGCTATGAGTAAACAACGCATCATACTTGAGAATTGGCGAAGATTCTTAAATGAAAGTCGTCAAGATGTAATAGCATCAGAGGATGCAGCCGTTAAAGAGTTTATGGGTAAACTAAAAATAGAACCTGGGTATCCCACAGAGAAAGACAATCAACATTGGACTGCGACATACAAAGGCTTTGCTATTTGTAATGACAAAGAGATTTCAATTACAAGAATGAAATGCAACGCAGGAGAGCATGAACTTGGGGACTT